AGACGAATTGCCCCTTCGTAGTTACGATGCCGAACTTTGTGTTCAAGGTGTCGTAGCAACTTAGGTGTGATTCGTGCATACGGAGCGTCGCTAGCAACCGCCCGTATTGTCTGGATTACCGAGTTTTGGTTGAGGGCGACAAGTTTCTTTATATGGCTACGGCGCATATGAGTTTCTCGTCTCACCTCTCCTAGTTTTCGATAATCCGGTGCTTTGGTCTCTTTGGCAGCCAGCCGTTCTTGTATTGTTATTTCCGCCTTGGCGCGTAACAACACTTCTTCAGCCGGTACACCATTGGGAACATTCGGGATGTTCCGGAGAGCTGCCCTTAATTTACGGTATTCCATCGACCCTTCACTCTTGTAGTGTCGGGTCGCTCCGTATTTAAGGTAAGCAAGCACTGTGATGGCATCAGCATTCTTAACCCCTCCCCCTCCTTGAGAGTGGGAGCCTGGAGTGTTGATACTGACACATTGTCTCCGAGCGGTTGTGCGGCCAGCTTGGTTGATTACTTTGTGGCCCCTTAACTTGTTAAGGGCATCCACAACGACTCGACCTCGCTTTCCGTGCACCGCTCTATCGCCAACCGACTCACCGATGCGTGGTTCAGGGTCTGCCCAAGCAAAGTTTCGTCCCTTCCGCTGCGTGAGTCGCTCGCAGAACACACCATGGGTGCTTCCGCGAAACGACTTCGAAGTGTTAGGTACGAGACCGAGCTTGACCAGATTCTGCTCGTAGAGATCACAGGTGTTCTTGTCCCATAGGGCCACTAAATCGTCGCCACAGGTGGCGAATGACTTAAGCGGTGCCCCGCTCCTCCATGCAGCGAAGGCGTTCAATATGGTGAGGACGGTCCAGCCCGGACCCAATCCCATGAGCGCCCCACACTGAGAAGTGAAAGTCTCTCCGTACCCGTTCTCAATTCTGTGTTCATTGATGACCGCCTTTATGGCGTCATCCCACCAAATCGGTTTACCGTAATGAGTGGTTATTTGTTCTAGGACAAATAGTGATAACTGAATCGAGATCGGATCGGTGGATTTGGACAGATCAGCTGAGTAGACTAGTTTGTCAACCTGTGTATTATTATACAGCGTGACACGTTCGTTGCGCAGCGCAGCTCGAGATATGGACAATTGC